TCCGTAAGTTTCTGCTTGATAATCGCCATCAATACCTTTGTAGCGATAGTGTACTGTTTTTACAACATCTATTAACCCTTCGCTTTGCGGAGCGGTGTCAAGTTGTGAAATTGTCCAAGAAAATTGTGTCATTTTATTTTGTTTTTAGTTTATAAACATCCTGTTTGTAAAGCATCTGAAATTACTACCCAGTTAGAGCCATCTGATTGTATCATTACTGAACTATAATCACAATATCCTTGTAGTACATAAGTGGCTGAACCATTAATAGTTTGTGATGAATTACCATCTATTGTAACCCCATAAGTAGACCCACCACCAAACTGATAAATTACATATATCCTTCCACTACAAGTGGTTGCATCGGGAAGATTTGCTGTTCTATTTGCACCTGTACAATCAAAGCCTACTGTATAATCCGTAGCGTCTAAAGTATAAGTAGCTGATTTTGTTACTAATGGCAAACGTAATGAGCCTGCAACGTGCAATTTACTATTAGCAGTAGTTGTATTTATAGCTACATCTCCCCCACTTGTTATTCTCATTCGCTCGGTATCGTTGGTAGAAATTGCAATGGTATTAGTTGTTGGATAGAATAACCCATTACCTTGAGCTGATGTTCCTAATTCAATAGATGGCGCACCTGCTGAACCTGCATTTTGGGTTCTTATTACTCCATTAACATCTAATAATCGTGTCGGGTTCGTACTACCAATCCCTACATTGCCCCCACTTGTTATTCTCATTCGCTCGTTCGTACTAATTAAATCACTTGATGAATTAAAGCGAATACCCGCAGTTGAAAGTATTTGTAAGTCATTAGTAGTTTGACCTTCCGTACCTATTGCACCTATTTCATTAATTGATTGGTCTTTAAAAAGTATTCCACTATTTTTACCTTGACCACCTCCACTTCTGGTTATATCTAAAACAGGAGCAGTTACACTTGCTTTTAGTGATAATAAATTACTCGGGGAAGTTGTACCTATACCTACGTTGCCAGCACTTGTTATTCTCATTCGCTCCGCACTATTGGTTACATCATAAAATCTTAATCCACTTGAAATAGCATTACCTGTTTGAATTAACCAATTTCCATCAGCGGCAGTTTTTACACCAAGAGCAGTATTTGCTCCTGAACCTGATGATGTAGTTTGTACTATTGCTTTTACATCTCCTGTTCCTGAAATATCTAATTTTTCGCTTGGGGAAGTTGTGCCTATCCCAAGTCTTCCCGAAGCATCCAAGGTCATAGCTTGTGTAAAGGTTATGGCATTACCTGCTGTGCCTGAAGGTGCAATATACCATCTATGTTGTCCGCTACCTAAATCATAATTTGTTGCTGCTGCACTTCTTGCATAAACCCAATTAGATGTTCCAAAGTATGCGTTTGCACTTACAATAGTTCCACCCCCACTTCCTGAAAAAATAGCATCACCTAAACGCCCAATTTCAAAAGCAGTAAATATACTTCCCCACGCAGAAGGGGTTACTGAAAGTCCTAAATTACCAGAGGCAGATATTAATAACCTATCTGTTCCTGCGGTTGCATCTGCACCTTGTGAATTTCCTTGCCTAATAGCAAAATCTCCAAAATTTGCATTATTAGTTATTATTGCCCAATCTCTTGTAGCAGCATTTGTATTAGTGGCTTTCCAATACATAGATATTGAAGTTCCATCACTAATGGTCAATTTTGAGTTTGTGTTAGGGGAAGAAGTGCCTATGCCAAGTCTTCCCGAAGCATCCAAGGTCATAGCTTGTGTAAAGGATATGGCATTACCTGCTGTGCCTGAAGGTGCATTGTACCATTGATGCTCTCCACTTACTAAATGATACCTTGTTGCATAACCATTATTAGCATAAATATAATTTGTTCCATTATAATAATAGTTATTAGTAACTTGTAATGAAGTTGCTCCAACACTAAAAAATCCACTACCTAATTGTCCAACCTCAAAAGCCTTAAACCCACTTCCCCACGCACTTGGAGTTACTCCTAGTCCTAAATTACCAGAGGCATCTAGGCGCATCCTCTCCACATTGCTTGTTAAAAACAATAAAGGACTTGCACTTGTAACTTGTATAGCTGGATTTGTACCACCATAGCCAGACCTAAAATAAATATCTCCACCGCCAGTTTCTTTAAGAAAGATATAACCGCCTTGAACATTTAATTTTGCTGCCTCTGTGTTAGTTGAAGTACCTATTCCCAAGCCAGTAGAGGTAAGACGCATTCCTTCGCTACCTGATGGAGAGAAAATTATATTATTAGCATCAATTTGTAAATCAGTATAAGCACTTGTTGACCTATTATAATTAATTATATAATTTTTATTTGATACAAGGCTTCCCGCATCAAATTCTATTCCTTCTGCACCTGCGTTTGATACAACTAATTTGAATGTCGGTGTTGTAGTTCCAATTCCTATTTTAGAACTTGATTCATAAATAACACTATTTCCTATTGCACTTGAACTTGTAAACTTGGGGATATAGTTGGTAGTACCTGATATAGAAGCAGAACTTGCTCCACCGATATCGGATAAAACCTCAGCACCAGTACGATATTTAATAACTCCACTATCGCTAACTAAAAACTTATCGGTATCAACAGTAGCATTTGCAATGGTTGTAATTGATAAATCGCCACCTAACTCTAACCTTCCCGCTTGTGTGAATTGTGATGACCAAGTACCATTCGTTACAGTCATAACAAAAGCACCACCACTACTAACAAATAAAGCATTTCCACTTGTTGAAATTAATTCCAATGCTCTTTGAGAAGTAGTAGAAATAATCATTTTAACATTTGGCAAACTACCACTCGTTCCTAAAAACACAGTAGTACCATCGTCTATAAGCTGACTATTCCCTATCGTTGTACTACCAGTAAATTTAGGTAGATAGTTAGTTGTTCCTGTTCCTGTTACTGGGTTGGTTAATGTTGATTGATACTGAGGGATATTAAGTGTGTTACCTACCAATGTAGCTGCACCACTTGTTCCGGTTGTTGTTAAAGTTAAAGTACCTTGACCGCCAATATCAGCTAAAACCTCCGCTCCAGTTCTATAATTAACAACATTGCTTGCATTTAAAGTCAAGAACTTTGTTTGAGTAGTAGCTGCATTAGCCACACTCGTTAATGTCAAATTATTGCTAAAGGTCTTTGCACCGCTAATTGTTTGCGTAGTAGATAACGTAACAAAGCCATCAGCGATATCGGTTTCAATGATTGTCGCTAATGCCGTTACAGTCGCTTTATAGGAATATCCCGAAGAAGGGTCTCCAACTAAAATTAAGTCGCTTAAACTTGGGGTTCGGGTTACGAGTTCGTTTATCTTTTTGTTAGCCATTGTATTCTTTTATCTATATAGAAATATTAACTCGGATATGCATAGGTGGTGGGAATCTGACATCTATTAGCCGTATAAGGCAATTCAATAGAAATATCCGCTCTAACTCCCGCAAGTAAATCCGGAGTATCCTCGGTAAAGAAAGTCAAAGTAGCACTTAAACCTTCATCAAAATCAAAGTTATTGTACCTTAATTGTGCGATAATATCTTGACAGATTTCTAATTGGTCACTCAAAACTTCCGTTTCGTTAGTGTCCTCTGGTAGCATTCTATCAAAGAAATATAAAGAGAAATTCAACGTAACATCTCTCTCGCCTACTGAACCACCGGTTAAATCAAAGAACAACGAAGGATAAATATTCTCCGTTCCCCTTGATAGGTAATCCGACAAGTCACCGAAGTAAACGCTTTTTATCTGCTTGTGTGCGTTCCCTAGATTTGTTATCTGCGTCACCACTTGGTTTAATGTCAGTGCCATTTTCTTGTTTTTGTAAGTAAAGCCTTAGCTTTTTTTGATTTTTTAAAGAATAGGTTTTATTCGCCACAACAACGATTTATGTTACCTTGATATTTTTCTTCAAAACTTTTGCCTCTACAACAATCCGAATCATCTAACCAAATAGATGTAGTATAGGCTTGTCTTTCTGGAATCATTGTATCGTAGGTAGAACCAGGGTTATTGTATTCTGGGAAAGTATTAAAGCCACTTCTATCAATTAAATACTTAACCATTCTTTGTTTGTAAAACTCGGCTCTTGCCCTATACCTATCCGCTACATCAATAATCTCCGCAGCAGATGGATTCTCTTGCCCTTCTCCACTCTTACGAACCATCCCTTTATTATAGAACTGATAACTCAATCCCATCGGTAGTTCGCTCATTACATAATAAACCAACGTAGGTGTTATGTAAGTATCTAAAAGGCTTGTTTCAATTTGTGTTAGATTGTTATTAGCAACCCCATCTTGCAACCTTTCGTATAAAGCCGTTCCGAGAGCCGGAAGGATATACATATCTTGAGCGGTTAAGATTTCGGGATTAACTAATTTTTCATCCACGTTATTGTGAAGTCCTGTTCTGTCTTTAATAGTATCTACTGAAATAAAAAGTATGTTCCTGCTCATTTCTTATTTTTTAACAACTACAACTGCGTTCCAAGTATGTCTGCATTTAGGGGAATGAATATTCGTGTCGGGAATTGTCCACCAACCTCCAGCGAGAGCAAATACATCATAACCTAATCTTGCACTAATTGATTGAATCTCGCCTCTTGTATATAGCTTATCCATTGCCATCAACTTTTGGCAAAAAGGTCTTGATGTGCTTTTATTCCTATCCGCTTGGGTTGTTCTTAAATAATCCCACGTATATTCATAACGAACCAAAAAACTTGTTTTTAATGGCTTGTCCAAAATCTCGTTTAAAGGCTTTAAAAGTTTAGGGATTTGTGTATCCACATTATATTCCAAAATCTCAAGAGCCACTAACTTTTGGATTCTATCCATTACATCGCCTTCTTCAATCTCCAAAGCCTTAGCAATATCCTTTGGTAAGATATTCTTGTTTTTAGCGATTGTATCAACGATTTTCTTATCTATGGTGTCATCTATCACTTCATCTCTAAAAGCCAATTCTTGAGCCTCTAAATCGCCTTGAAATACCTTTCTACGAGCCACAACACTAAAATCTTGAGAAGAAACTCCGTATTCGTTAAAAACCGAAATAACAGAATCTTCATCACTAAACCTTTGCTCATAAGTTTCATCCCCTAACCACGTGCTAATAGCTTCATCATCTAATCCGTAGCCACTCTTTAACATTTGAACGGCTTGTTCCCGACTAATATTTCCTTTGTTGTAATTACGAATAATACGTTGGAAGTTCTGCCACTCCCTACCCTTCATACCTTTCAAATTCTCATTTATCAAGGCTTGTGTTGGCTCTGGAGTAACTGTTTCGTATTTTGTAGGGTCTACACCAATCTTTTCTAATATCCACTCCTTAGGAGCAAATTGAGAAATAATATTTTCGCTAAACTCAAAGTTAATAGGCTCTACAGGTTTAATATAAAGTTCAGTAGTTATGCCATTGATTTCAGCTAATGAATTAAAGATAGCCTCTAAATACTGCTGCTTATCGTTTACATAAGTATTCTTGAAAACTTCGTAGCCATCTCTAATTTCTGAACGAGTACCTAAAGAACCTTCAACCAAAATACCAAACAAAGATGGAGTAGTTATCTGATGCCCCGCAAAGATGTTTTGCTGAATCATTGTATCTACTCTTCCGAAATCTTCTTTTGTTAAATCACTCGCACCTAAGTCATCCACCGCAGGTTTCTTTGCAATATCTTGTACGAAAGAAAGAATAAACTTCTTTCCATCACTACCACTAAATCTCTCGGTAAATCTTCTTTCAATGTTTCTCTTTTCATCGGGTGTTGGCTCTCCATTAGGCAAAGTAATTAGTTTACTTGCAGAAAACCCAGTTTGTGCATTACCCAAAACGTGCTTAGAAACCTCTACATCACTTTCAATGTAATTTAACGCACCTATATATCCGGGTAAAGAATAAGTATCCAATCCCGGTCTGTATTCCTTAATATAAAGAATTTGTTTGCCTTCTCTTAAATCTTTATTGTACCCCAATACAACTTCCGCTTCGGCTTTTCTATCGTTCCAATCTTTAATCCAATACTGAGTGTTATCCTTGTTAGAACGTACTTTGGTGTAATCTATATGACAAATAGAAGCGATTTGACCGCCTATTTTACTCCAAACAATCTCCAAGTAAGCACCACCGAAAACCTCAATATCAATTGAAACTTTGCGTGTAACATCATTTAGAGATTCGTAAGGATTGGCATTCTTAATGAACTCTTCGGCTTTAACATCTTCCTCTTTTGTTGCCCATCCGTTACCGGTAATATAATTTACCTTACCTTTTACAATAGCGTTATGTTTCGCACTCTTATTGTAAAGGCTTAAAAGGTAATTGGGATAATCGTTCTTATCTCCGAACTCAATATATCCCACCCCTTTCTTTTCCCGATATTCGGGTTGCTTTGCTTCCGCAAATGTTAATATCACTAAATTATCCATCATCGTACTATAAATGTGTTATTTGGTTGGTGTTTCGTATATGTAAAAGAAGTAGATTCATTAAGCCTCATTATCCCAGTTTCCACTAATCCGGTAGCATTAGCAGGGTTGGTATTCGTTGTAGAAGTTTGCTCGTAGATTTGATATTCCCACTCTCCAGAATCTTGCGTTCCGAAATAAGTATTTGTAACTATCGAAAATTGATTAAACCTATCCTTAAAACTAGAAGTATCGGCTGCATTTAGAATCACAAATTTGACCTCTATATTGCTTCCCCTATGCGTAAAAACGAATAAATAATTAGGTGCTGATAACGTCTGCTTCTCCTTTAAAGTAAGGATAATCTGACTTGTCGAACCCTTTGTTAAATATATCATACTACTAAATAGATAAATCTTGGATTTTTACAATAAAGAAAAAGCCACCCCCAAAGGGATGGCTAATCTACCTACCTATAACGAACCACGAAAGCCTTATGCGGTAAGACCTGCGATAATACCACTTGCAACCTCTGGAGCAAGTTGTTTTTCGCCACCAGTGAAAGTTAGTGTGTATCCATTACGGTCTCCTTGAGCAGTTCCAGTGGCTGCAGTTCCACCAGTTACATCTAATCCAGAAACGCGACCTAACAACCAATATTTATCGTTAGCATCTTGTACTACTGCCATCAGAGTAGCTTGAGCGAGAAGCAATATCTCATTGCGAGTATTTGCTTGGAGTTTGTTTAGAACAACAGAAAGTTCTTGAGCATAAAACACAGTTCCGTTCTCTACGGAAGCGGTAACTGTTTCAGTCAAAGAACCTGTATTCTTAACTAACTCATATTTGTAGAATACTTTATTCGCTGCTTTAGTAATAGTAGAAACGATACCAGAAGCCTCTGTAACCGCAGTTACGTTTGCGTGGTTAATTAACCACACAGCTTTGATACCGCCTAAACTATCTTTGCAATCGAGTGTGTACCCTTGAGTTAAAGCACAAGGCATTTTATTAAGTTTTAAAAGTTAATGGTGGGTAACCCTTAAAGCTACCCACCTTTTAATTAGATAATGAAAGAAGCAATCTCATCCAAGAAGGCTACGTTCACACCCATCTTGAACTCGCTTACGAAACGAACTTGGTCAGCCTCTTTAGCATAGAAAAGTTCGAAACGCTCTTCCTCATTCAGAAGGTCTGTACCGAGGAACATATTGCTCAAACGGATAGCATAAATCTTATTTGTTCCGTTCAAACCTGGAGTAGCTACAACTTTGATTGGAGTACCGGGTAAGAAGAACTCGCTATCAGCCTTACCATCGAAAGCATAGTTGAACATATTAGCGTTCTTCAATGCGATTGTGTAAGTACGGAATACATCTTGACCGCACCAAATAGTCATATCATCTTTTGCAACAACAGTTGCAGGGATTGCTTTGTAAAGAGCATCGAAGATGGCTACTACGTTAGTAGTTGTGATTGCAGTTGCAGTACCACCATAATAAGTTGCGTTGTTAGCTTCTACGGCAGAAGTACCAATCAAGGTAGTCAAACCTTGGAACTTATTCAAGTTTACGTTAGCACTTCCAGTTGAACCTTGCCAGATAGCAGTTTCAAGTTGTGCAGCGATACGAGCAGCTTTCTTGTCTGTGTAATCAGAAGCGAAAGCGATTGAATCGTAACGGCTTCCCTCTGGTAAAGCCTTCTGCAAATATTTTGCTTCTAGGTCTTTAGGGCAAAGAGATTCGTTTACTTTAATTTTACCAACAGTTACAGTACGCTGCGTGAAGGTAGTAGAACCAGAAGCGTTAAAGCCGCAAGAACCACCTGCTTGGAAGATAGCGTCAGTATCCATAATGTTGATAGTCTCGGCAGATTTTACACCTACCATAACGTTTCCTTGACTTTTAATCAAAGAAGCGGTTTTGCTTCCGAGTACGGAAGAAGTTACCAATAGAGCTTCATTCTCTTTGGTATAATTTGCTAATGCTGAAACATCAAAAGCCATTGTTATTAAATTTTAAGTTTTTAAAAATTTATTTTGCGTAATTAGAAAGAAAACGAGA